TTGTCCCATCTACATCAACAGTCACGTATACTCCTCATCCAACAACAATAATATCAGGTACATGTTACGGAGGACAATTATATGGAGGACAAATATCAAACTCTGGGATGTGTGGAACAATAGCGTCTAACTTTATGGCTTCAAATTACCCCTCTAACGATTTTGGTAGTCCTACGGCTTCTTTTGCCTGCTCATCAATAGAACAAAAAGGAGCTACGGTTGAAGGTAGTAAATCCAATCAACAATTTAATTTAGTATCTGCTGGTAACTTGTTGTATGGAGAAACTACTAATCAATTTCAGCTACTGGCACCCAAGAGTGAGAGGCAGCCGGTTACTGTAAAAGACACTAAATTTAAATATTGCACGGTATGTGGTACTAAGCTTCCAAAATATGCTAAATACTGTATGTCATGTGGTCTTTCGCAAACATCTATATATCAATAACTTAACATAGATGTTGTAATTAAAAAGGTGTTCTAAATTGTAGAACACCTTTTTTTTTTATTTGCCACTATAAAATACACACCTAGACCATTACTTTTAGTGTGTAGGGCGGACATCTATCCTTTAATAACTTACATACATCTTTTATTGGAGTTCCAATATGCTTACCACTGCACAAGTTAACAAAAATATACGTGAAATGTTATCCGAACTCTCTTCCGTTAAGAAGAGTGCGCAATATTTACTCAATAAAATTTCAAATGATATGCCTGAATCTTTTATGGGTGCAGGTACTGGTGATATGCCAAAAGAGGATAGTGTAAATCTAGGCGGTGCGGAGGATATGGGTGGTGACCTAGGTGGTGGTGGCTTTCCTGAAGGCGAAGGTTCTCCAGAGGGTTCAGAATTAGGTAAAGCAAAGGTTCCAGAAATTAAAACTCCAGAAGAGGCAAAGAAGACTGTAAACGAAGCTATTACAGACCTTAAAGCTGTTGTTGATGGTATTGATAACATTACAGACCAAGGTTCTGATGTAGAAGAAAAGACAAAGAGTGCAACTTTTAGACTAAGTTCCAAAGTTCAAAATGAGATAGGATTATTGACACAGCAAGCCGTTTCTGCTTTGGAAGATGGACGAGGAGCTATTAAGCATTGGTCATTCCTGTTGAAGAAAAAGCCTTCAACTACTTATACAGGTTCCCCGCTTGCTCAAGTTATTAAAAATGTAAAAGAAGCTAAGGACACATGGAGAGAACTCGGTCAGGTATTTTCTACTGCCGTTCCTCCTACTGGTGCTGAATTTAGCGGAGATAAAGGTGTGAACGGGGATAATAACTATTCCGCAAAGAAAGAAATTAAGCATTATCAAGCAGGAAATGAAAAGTTCCATGCTAACAAGGCAAAAGAAGACGCGCTTCCTAATGCAGCCGTTGAACCACGTTTAACGGATGCTGGAAATCCGCATGAGTTGGGTGCGTACGTTAATGCTAAAATTGTTAACAACAAGAGTGTGTTCGGTACTGCTCTTGTGGTTCGTTCCCTAAACAAGGAAAAGAAAGGTAAGTATGCTGTTGTAACTTGGGATAAGCTTTCTCCACAAGTTGGCGACAAGACTGCGGAAAATTATGCTATATTCACAAGCCCTATTTATACTCAAAACATTGAAAGTAACGTAAAGAAAAGTGGTATTGATGCTGTTGCCGCCTATCTTAATGCTGATGTAGACACAATAGGACTTGCAGTAACCTCAGAACGTGAACCTAAAGTAAAAGACAAGGCTAAACTTCGTGCATACTACGCTGATGCATTTGGTGACGCAGAATTTGCAAGGGGTTTAACTTCTAACAAGAAATCCGGTACAGACCTTGGTGCTGGTATTAATGACGCTGCTGCAAATAAGGGTACAAAGAGCGGCGATGATATGAATATTAATTACACACCGGAAGAAGAATCCGCAAATGATGTTGAAGGTGGTCTTACAGGTGGTAATGATGCAGGTTCGGTAGGTTCCGGCAAACCAAAGACGGAAGCCTCTGTTGAAGTACGTATGGCGAAAGCACGTGCAGCGGTAGATTTCTCTCGTTTGGCGGCTAGTCGTGGTATAGTACAATTTACAAAGACAGCTATTGCTGACTATGCCCGTAAAGTAGTTGCTTATGATGAAACTAAGTTCTCGGCACAGAAAGAACTTATTGAATCTATGCCGATAACTAACGAGTCTGCCTTGAAAGAAGCAAGAATTCCAGACAATGAAGAAGTTGAACGTGGTATTCTAGCAAATACAGCTGAGGCAGTACGTAAACCAGCAAACAAGAACGTATCCACAGAAGGTGTAGATGCTAGTGTAAAATCCGATGGTAAGATATCTCAGGCAGCAATTGTACCACAGATGCAAACTACATCGTCTCTTCAAAAAGAATCGTTTGCACATAATTTAAATACGTATGCTAATCGCTTGCGTAAACAAGGACTAGACCCTGATTCAGAATCGTTTAGAAAAGTTCGACCGCATTACAAACAAAAATAGTATGCAGTCAAAGAATCGTAATCTCGTATACGTTTTTTAATCACAATGAGGTAAAAGTATGAGTAAAGTATTAATGAATCGTGTGTTCGCTAAGGACTCTTTTAAGGTAACGGCAGCAACTATTACTACGGGTTGGGTTCCGGGGAACTTTTTCACCCTGAATTCTCTCGGTGAAGCAGCCCTTGCAAATGGAGATAACGCCCTATTTATGGGAGTTGATCCAGCTAATACCACGCAAGTAGGTCTAGCTAATCCTCCAACCGGCTCTCTGTTGACTGGTATATATGGTGTCGGCTCTAAGGTATATATCAATCATTCGGCAGAAGTAGCGGCTGGTGACGCAACTCGTGCCTATGCACTTGATGTACAGTCAGCTAATGTTGGTGACAACCTATGGGTTAACGCTGCTGGTAGATTAAGTGTTACCGGCTCTGTGGCTTCTGGCTCAGTTTCCGTTCACGCTAAGGTTATTCAGGTGCCTAGTGCAGCTAATGACTTTACGCTTGGCGTTCTGTTGCGTCTATAGTCCGTAATAAAAGGTTTGAGTGGATATCCTAAAAACCACTCCCATAGCGGTACAATAACTGCAAGTTTGTCTTGCAGATAATATAATCAATACAATAACATGAAGGATAACATCATGAAGAACCAACCACAAGCAGGTTTTGCAACGACAGCGTCACAAGCTACGTCTGCGCAAGACGGTTTTCAAACGTTTCAAGACGCAGTAAGTGTTGACCAAGTATTTGATGCCTTGCAGAGTGAAGCAGGTCGTCAAGCAGTTGGTGCACAAATGGCGGTACCTATCCGAGAACAGTTGGATTACGTAGGAGTTGCTCGAAAGTTCCTCGAAATTGACATTCTGGCTCAAGGTCAGATTGTCCGTTACGACAAGGACATCAAGAACCAAGTTAACGCATTCGTAGTTGCAAAAAAGGGTGCGGTTGATGCAGTAGACATAAATGCAACATACGTCGAACCAACAACTTGGGAAATTTTTGCAGACGCTAACATTCGTCTTTCTGAAATACAGCAAAGACGTTTCAATATTCTTGATCGTACTCAGGAAGCATTGAAGATAGCTGTTCAAGAACAAGAAGACTTGCAGTTCCTAGCACTCCTAAATGGTACAACGGCAGGTAACACTACCGCGGTTCCTTATACGGTAGGTACAGCAGGCGCAAGCAAGTTGTTCTTAAACGACTTGTCAACTTCCATTATGGATTTTGACCTTCCACAGTACGCATTCCTTATGCGGTTCCGTTCGTTCGCAGACATTCGTGTTTGGTCGAACAAAGACCTTGATCCTGTATCTCTCCGTGAGGTATTGGAAACTGGTTTGTACGGTTCCATCTGGGGTATTGACCTTATTGTCAGCCGTCTAGTACAAAAGGGTTCAGTGTACGCTTTGGCAGAACCAAGATTCTTTGGTGTTATGCCAGTCCGTACTGAACTTACGCTTATGCCTGACGATGCGCCTAAGCAAGCTTCGATCGGGTACGTTGCATACGAGGAACTTGGTATGGCGGCGTTAGTTGCCAACGGAGTTGCTCGCGGCACACATACCGGCGCGATTACCCAATAGACATTTTGGTTTATTGTATTTAGTTTTAGAACCTTCAAACGGGTTAGCCTACATAAGGTTAGCCCGTTTTGCGTTTAATCCACTTGCTTTTGTTATATTTTATATGTATATTT